GAAATTTGTGAAATTCACGAATACTACAAGCCGGAAAACGAAGGATCGCTGGCAAGTGGCGGTATTGTGTTTTTTGAAAACAAAAAAGACGCTTATATAGCGGCAAGTTTGTACAATTAGGAGGCAAGGAAATGAAAGAGAAGGTAATCGCAAAGCTGGTTAAAGGCGGTTGGAATGAAAAAGACGCAGTGGCAATGGTTGAAAAATATCTTGACTTAGCGTTACAGCGCGGTTGTGAGACTGTGAAAGAAATTGCGGACGCAGTGGCATGGTTCGTCTCTGTATAGAGCGGATAAGGATTTGTAATAATTAAGAATTATAAATCCTATAATAATTAATGAGGAGAGAAAGAAAATGAATAATGCAAAATGCTTTGATTGTATAAAAAAAGCGGTTATTTTAAAAAACAGGTTTTGGAAAGAGAATAAATTAACATGGGGTGAGAATTTGGAATTAAGCACTATTCTTCATAAAGTTTGTTCTTGGGCTGAGGTAGATGTTAAGAAAGTTAGTGATGCGGCGTTAAAAGAATTTCAAATGGGCACAAATACAGCGGGAATATAAAGGAGATGATTAAAATGACAGAGCAGGAAAAAGCGTTAGAAAAATTTATGGAAAGCAACGCAACAATTATTTCACAGCTTGAAATACTGAAAGAGTATTTTGAAAATCACACGGGGATAGGCCCGGAAGACGTTACATGGGCTCATGTAGGCAGTGAATTTCATGTCATTGACTTGCTTGATGAAGTGTTTGAATTTTTGGATTTGAATTAAGGAGAAAGAAAATGAACGGACACGCGCCTAGAGGCGGCTGTATCGGCGTAAACGGCGAATTTTATGAGGGCGGTAAATTTTTGCCGTCTAATCCCAACAGGCCGAGGGGAATGTCTACAAACTATGGAACGAAAAAATGCGAGATAGCGCCGTATGTTTGGGATACTTATAAAGGCAAACTAAAGCCCGACAGGAAAATGGACGCTTTTTTAAACGGCCATTCGATATTGAACAAGGCGCAAAAAATATTGCTTTCCGCATAATAAACAAGGGACATTGAATTTTTATCAATGTCCCTTGTCTATAATAATAAGTGGAGGGGTAAAAGTGAAAAACGGCGATGAAATGACTAAGCAAGAGATAGAAGAAACAGCAGATGTAAACATAACTGATAGGGAATATAAATATTTACAGGATTTTTATTGCGGCACGGGCGTTACGGATATTTATAAATTGTTATTAAATTTTAGATACAGATTATTACAGTCGTATGAAAACAGGGTATGCGCAGTATGCGAAGATTTAAAAAACTACAGGAAATTAAAAGCTCTATAATATAAACGGGGGATATTAAAATGATTTGGCTGTTAATAATTATTATATTTATTCTACTTGCTGTTATTAGTTATTTAATAGTTTTTTTGATTTATTATAACGGCAAAACAAATTATTATAAAAAGTTTGACAATTGGAGAAAAAGAAATGTTAAAAAGAGAGGGGAAAAAATTATATGTTAGCGGCATGGATTATTGAATTGGTCATGCTAATAGCCCCACAATACGATGTTCCGCCGATGTTGGTTGTATCAATAATTATTAAAGAAAGCAGAGGCAACATATACGCAATAAATTATAATGATAACGGGACTGTTGACAGGGGATTAATGCAGTTAAATTCGTCATGGTTTACGGGTGATTGGGAATGCGCGGAGACAAATATTAGGGCGGGCGTTATTTTATTGAAATATTTATACGAACTGACAAAACATACATCGCCGTATTGGTTTGCGGCGTTAGTATCATATAATTGCGGGTTAAATTGGTTTATTAATAATATTGATCCTCCTAATCAGTCAATAAATTATGCAATTGGAATTATGCAATTATGGAATGAAATAGACCCGTTAAGGGCAAGACAAATGGGAATGAGATAATGAATATTTTAAACAAGGGCAGATGTTCACGTTGTATTGCAAGTAAAAAGAAAAGTCAAGTAATTGGGATATTTCGCAAGAAGGGAGAGAAAGTACCCGAAGGGGAATTCACAAACGGATTTGATCAATACAGACCGATTGGAGCGAAATTAGTAAGTTGGTTATTTTGTTTAAAGTATAAAAAATTTTGTGTAAATGTGGCGGGATTTGTTTGCAAAGAGCCGCCGATGGGGATAAGCGCGGAAGATTATGAGAAATTAAATTTGATTGAAACGGCTATGGCAAATGCTTATGTTGATGTAATTCAGAACGGAGTTAAAAGGGAATTGCAATAATGCAAACTTTATTTGATGTGCCTGAAATAAAAATACCCGCTAAAAAGAAACAGAAAGAATATGTCAATGCGGAAATGATAATTAGAAGATTTAAAGATTTTAAACTTGATTTTCCTATTGTGCTTATAGCGTCAACATTGGCGGGCTGTATTGAAAGAATGAATCAAAATTATAGTCCGTCACAATTAATTAAAATAGAAGCTGATATTAGAAAGAAAGCCAAAGAATGGCACAATATGCCGAATGACGCAGTAACTATATTTATATGTCTATTATCAAAACACAGAAACGATTTTGAATTAGCGAAAGAATTAAGAAAATATTATGATGATAATGCTGATATAAATGAAATTTATAAATATTTAAGCAAACATAGAAAAGACGGAAAATTACTAGGAGAGAAACCTAATGACTGAAACAATCGAATTGGCAAATAGGGCGGTTTTAATTTTAAATGAATCTCCGAAAAATTGCAAAGAATGCGCACTGCATATTTTGACGCTTGAAAATGCGCAACTGCAAATAGAAAAATTTAGCTGTGCGGGTCACAAGGGCAGAGGTACAATAAATTCCGAATGTGATTTTTTAAATAACTTTGACGATTATTCAAAAAGCACAGCTCCTAATTGCCCGTTAGTTTTTGATGTATTTAGAATTGCAAAGGCGGTTAAAAAATAAATATGGAACATTGTCTTTTAACTATTTGCATGACAAATGATGAATACCGATCAACGGCAAATACAATTGATATTGTATTTTCGGGAACGGATAACCATGAAACAGACTATATAAAAATAGCAAGGCATAAAAAAGACGATATTCGATTTACAAAAAAATATCATAATCAAATATATAATTCTGTTAACACTGCGGTAGAGAGAATTAATTTAATTGCGGATTTTATAGAAAATAAAACTAATAATTCATTACAAGGAATGTTATTTGAATGAATATGTATAATGATGAATTAATTAAATTTTATAAAATGTTAAGACATATTCATAAAAGTAGGACACAGGATATTATTGTATTAAATGAAAAAACGATAATTCAAATGTTAAGCTGTTTGGAAGAATTAGGACAGTTTAGAAAAATAAAAGAATTAGGATATAAAGAATAATTGAGGATAAAAATGGAATTGTATGCCCGGTATGCAATAACTATATGCAAATAACATTAAAATCTAATATGTTGAATGTAGAGGAAAATACAGTAATAAAAAATAGGCAGTCATGGCGCGATCATAAAATGTGCAGTGCCTGTTTTATTGCAATGAGAAACATAATCAGAAAATACAGGAGGATACAATAAATGGGATTGATTTTATCATTAATTATATTTATGGCATCTGTAAATATTATTGGGATATGTATTTTTAATTTGACTATTGTAGGATTAGTTGTTTTAAATTTATTTTCAATTTTAATATGGCAATTTTCAGTCATTATATATTGGGCTATTACAGAGGGGTAATAAATGATCGATGAATATGATAAGAATTATTTTTTATTATCTTGCGATATTTGCGGCATTACTGAAGAAGGCCCTTTTGAAACATTTAATGACGCAGTGCAATATAAAAAAGATAACCCGAATGAATGGAAATCTGTTTTTATGAAAGATGAACATACAGGAAAGTATAAATGGCATGATGTCTGCGGCAATAAAAAGTGCATGGATCAAACTCCGCTGGCAAACTGGAAAACTATACCAGTATCAAAAAGAATTAAATCACGCAATGCGGAAATAGAAACGGACGGCGATTTGACAAATATGGCAAGTTCAATAGCAAAAACAATTAATAAAAGAAGAAGGGAAATAAATAATCTATGAAGAATACATTATTTGACTGCGGACTTTTACAAAAAAAAACAGCAGGAAACAAACATAAAAAACATAAATCAATACCGTTAGATAAATATATTATTTTATCTGAAAAAGAAATGATTGTTTGTTTTTTGTCTGATATAGCTCCTTTCGCCGAGTTTCCGAAGAGGATAAATAACGGCAGACATAAGGGCGAGTATACGGTAGAAATTGATTTTGATAAATTTATTCATGCGGAAATTAGCAATGGGATATGGCAGGATACAAATAATTTTGAAAAAGTCAATGATTATATGAAAGAATTAAAATGTGATTTTGCGAAAATTGATTATAGTATTCCTTACAGCGGGATAAAGTATCATCATAGTTTTTATTGCCCTAAAAAAGTAGAATTAACATTTAGAATACTTGATTCTTTTAAAGACGGCATAATAAATGAATATGGGTTAAATATAGAGAAATAATGCGCGGTTGACTTATTGATAAAGACAGATTATTATTAAGGTATTAAGGAGGCGGCAAATATGAAAGAGGGCGACGGTTCAGGCGGCGGCATTGGAATGAATAATAGTGATACTATTAATGAGTTTAATGGCGGGGGAAAAGGAGGAGTAGGAATAGAAAATATACAATGTCCGTTCTGTCATAATACTTTTTATCGGATAGATAAAAAAGACGGTGCAGTTTGTATGAATTGCGGTAAACGCATGAATAAGTAATAATTTGTATTTTTTAACAGCGTAAATTCTTAATATTACCTAAAAGTAATATTTTACTATACAGGCATTAAGCGGAAATGAAAAAAAGTTTCAAAAAAGTGTGAATTTCTCTGTTTTCGATTTGACAAAATTGTTTAAAAAATGGTATATTATAAGTATGAGATGATTAATCATCTTAAATAAATTGACCTGCTGGCCGGTAGGTAGACCAGATGGAAAAAATGAGAGTAGATGTTGATTTTGGATTTACAGGGGATGGAGACGAGGATTGGGGATGTGCCTGCTTATATCTCAGTGATGATGAGATTGAAAAATTTGGGCTTATGCCCACTAATTATAAAGGCGGGGAGTATGATTGGATTTTCCTTCCAGAGCGTGATTACGAAGCAAAAGAGGGAGAGCATTTAATCGCTGCTTATGGCGGAATGTTATCTGAAATTTGCATGGTAAAAAGCGTTGCAAATAGTTCTGATTCTTGCGGTGCTTATTATAGCCTTCCCGGATTTGAAAATTCTCGCATAGATGGGGATATTGATTACTTGCCAAATGAGCTTAAAGAACAGCTTTTTAATGCCATCGAAAATTATTGCGGCACTTATTATAAAGAGGATTTTAATGAGCCGTTTTTTGACGCAAGAGAAAAACGCTGGGTAGAGGCCGAAAAATAATAAAAAAGGAAAGCCGCCCTAATCGGCGGCTTTTTGTTCTTTTTGCTTTAAATTGCGTTTTAATCCACAGGGCGGTAAAGCCCTGACAAAGTAATTATCGGGGGATTCATGGAAAAAGTCAATACTAATTTTCCAAAAACCGAAAAAATAGAAATCCGCATGAAACAGTCCCTTGCTAACAAACTTCCCAAAGATAAAAAAGAGAGAAATGAATACATTATCAGGGCTGTAGAGTATGCGGTAGACAGGGAAAAATTTATGGTAAAATCAATGAAGGAAAAACAAAAATGACAGATTTTGAATGGAGAAGACGTAACAATTTAATGCACATGGAACTGTTAAAAGACGAAAACCAACCTAAAGACGAAAATGAAAAAGATATTTGGAACTTGAAATATCTGCGTTATTTTATTAATAAAGATAGTTTATTATATCAGATGAAAGCAGTCAGAACATTGAAAAAAGCCATTAAAATATTTGAAAAAAAGTCTGTAGTATCAATGCCTAAAGACAAAAAAGATATGTTTAATCCGTATAAATAATATATTGATTTAAAGGAGAATTAAAATGACAGAATCAGAATTAGAAAAAGAGATAAAACACAATAATGTGCTGATAGAAAATTATAAAATGATACGGTTAAATGACTATAATAACAGGCTTGATAACGTATTAAAAGACATAGAATGCCCTAAATGCAAATTAACGCATACAAGCAATTACTGGAGGAAAACATTAAGGTATCCCCGTGACAAAGTAATAGAAAAGAATGAAAACCAAATAATTTGCGATAATTGCGGATTTGAATATGACGTATTAATAACATTTGATATTAATGAAAAACCATACAGTTATCTTAATTCTAAAGATGAAATGGACTATCTAACTCTTTATAATCCGCCTGTGCAAAGAGCTAATTTCGGCATATATCCGCAGGAATAATCAATTTTTAGTATCTTTTAACAGCATAAAAACCATAGCAATATATAACTTTTTCTTGTAAATTTGCCTGTTTTTAATTATATATAGTAGACTGCTGAAAACGGGATTTTAAAAATAATGAATATCTATTGACATCTCAAAATGAAGCAAAATAATAATGCAAATATGAGAGGGGAAATACAAAAAACAGAAACTGTCCCAAGAACAAAACCGCTATTAATTCCGCAAAAAAAAAGGCCGCCAAGTCCGTTAAATAAGTGGATTAAAGAAACCAAACACTCATATCAAATAACAAGAAAAGATGTTTGTTATGTATACCGGAATATAATATTTACAAAGTCGTTCGGCGAATTGAAACAGATACTTGACTGCAATGGAGCGACAGAGGAAGAAACTAAAAAATTACAAGAGAAAAGAGACAGTTACCCCGCTATTGTAATTGCCATAATTGCCGGAGTTTTAGGGGATATTGCAAGGGGAAACATACTTAATCTTGCCAGAATGCTTCAATTTGTTTTTCCAATTAAAGGATTTGATCCGGATGAATTTAAAAATAAAGTGGAACAGGGAGGATATGACGAAATACAGGAATTGGAAAACGCGCTGAGGAAATTAGAAGGCGATGACAGCATTATGATCGTTGACAAATTATTAATGGCGGAGGGCGAGTATGCAATTATTAACGATGCCCGTTAACATGAAAAGTGCAGACCCGTTCAATGCCGCTGAAATTGAATATAATCAGAAAAGATACGAAGTATTAAAATCCGTTATACAAACTAAAGCGAGAAACAAACATTTAAATTTTATTGACTATATGTGGAACAATCCAAGCGAGCCGTTTATGATTGGCAAACATACCAGAATAATTTGTGAAAAAATAGATTATGCAATTGAAAGACTGAAAAAAAATCATAGCACATTTTTAGTAATGGCTGTTCCTTTTCGGCATGGCAAGGCATTCCACATTGATACGCCGATATTGACAGTTACTGGATGGAAAAAACACGGGGAATTAAAAGCAGGTGATTATGTATTTGATCCTATGGGGAAACCTGTTGAGGTATTAGCAACTACAGGCACATATTTATATAAAAGATACATTATAGAATTTGAACACGGAGAAACTTTATATACAACGCCGGAACATGAATGGCCTGTGACGTTTTATGACAGCAAGTGGGGAATTGAAAAAGATATGGGAATACTTGAAACTAAAGCGTTTGCAAAAGTTTGGCAGAAAGGAAAAACAGATGTAATTATAAAAAGAAATATTGAATGCAATGAATTGGCGATAGCAAATAACGGAATAGTTTATGATACCCATGCAAAGATTAAGTCTTTAAAGTTTGTGCAAGGGAATTATCATTGCAACTGCATACAGGCAGAGGGCGGATTATATTTAATCGGCAAGGGAATGATACCGACGCACAATTCGGAAATAATAAGCAGGAAATTACCCGCTCATTTTTTAGGTTTGTTTTCTGACGGGAAAGTTTTAATGACAGGGCACACGGCGGCATTGTCTGTTAACTTTTCTAAAGACAGCAGAAATTTATTAATGACTGAAAAATATAAAGAATTATTTCCCGAAATACAATTAAATCCTTATGACAGCGCGGCATCCCACTGGAAATTATTTGGCAGAAACGGGGAAGTGTTTGCTTGCGGTTTAGGCGGATCAATGACGGGGCAAGGCTATACATTAGGAATTGTCGATGATTACTGCCGAAATAGAGCGGATGCGGAAAGCCCTACAATAAGAGAAAAAATGTGGAATAGTTTTACAAACGATTTTTTAACAAGACGCGCTCCGAGATCGATTACAATAGTCACTGCAACGCCGTGGCACATTGATGACATAATAGGCAGAATTGAAAAGCAGATGAAGGAAGACCCGTATTTTCCGAAGTTTGAAATTATAAGAATACCGGCATTTAGCGATGAATATGAACAGGGCATTTTATTCCCTGAAAGATTTAGCAAACAATGGTATGAAGAACAAAAAGCGGCGTTAGGCACATACGGAACTGCGTCACTTCTTCAGGTTAGGGCAACAGCGCAGGGCGGCAACATTTTAAAAGTTGATAATATTAAAAAAGTTCCGCTAACGCAATTCCCGGAAATGAAATTTGCTAGAATATGGGATTTGGCTCATACGGAGAAAGAAAGAACAAGCCAAGACCCGGACTGGACTAGCGGCACGTTATTATTATTCCGCAGAAAACCGGGGGCGTACAAACAATTTGAATTATGGATTAAAGACGTTAAAAGATTTAGGCTAGACGCTCCGAAAAGGGATAATCAAATATTAAATATAACAACATCTGACGGGCCGTATACGGAAGTTGCTATTGAAAATTCGCTTGACAGTAAAGACGCTTTTAAAACACTGCAAGATATTTTAATCGGGCAGAGAGTAGTTAAATCAATCAGAACTAAAGGTGACAAAGTAGTTAGGGCAACACCATTAGAACCGATATTTGAAGCGGGCGATGTATATGTGCCGGAAGGCGCGGCATGGCTACAGGCATGGATTGACGAATTGCAATCTTTTCCTTCCGGAACGCATGACGATCAAGTAGATAATCTTTCCGCTGGTTTTGCATATTTTAACAAAGGGGGCGGAGTTATAACGGTTCCGATTTACGAAGGGGGGAATTATGTGCAACAGCACAGCATTTACAGATAATTTTAAAGAGGGTAAAAAAAAATGACAATTAATATTTTAGGGCAGGAATATGATATACGGGAAACAGACGCAAAAAAAGATACGCATTTAGCGGATTGTGATGGTTATTGTGATGGGTATGGAAAAATAGTTCGTATAAATAATGATTATAATGAAAATCACCCTGATAGCATTTCCGATTTCCAATCATATAAAAAACGTATTATGCGCCATGAAATAATTCATGCTTTTTTTGAAGAAAGCGGATTAAAAAAATACCAAACAGATGAATTGATAGTAGAGTGGATTGCTAATCAGTTTCCAAAATTGGAAAAAATATTTAAACAGGCAGGAGCGTTATAAAATAACGGAGGGTGTATATGGGACAGAGGCAGATTAAAACAATAAGACGGGCGGCAGAAAAAACGGCTAAATCAATGGCGTTAGAATTGGCAAAGGCGCAATTAATGGAGATTGCAAACGCGCCGTTTAAAATAAGATTTAAATACTGCATAGCGATTTTATTCCCGAGAAAATTAAAAGTAGCGGCTGATAAAATTGCAAAGATACAAAAAACAGCGCATGGCGGAATGAATGAGGAGTTAGAGAGGCAGAAAAATGAAAAAAGATGAAAAGATAGATTTAATAAATAAAATAACTTTTGCTATTGAGAGAAATGATAATTTTATTACCGAGCTGGATAAAAAGACAGAAATTACATATAAGGATTTAATGACAGCAATTACAACCGTAAATGACAATTTGAAAAAATATCATCATCTAAATAAATTATTGTTTAAAGGAGAAATAAAATGCCAGTGACGAACGAACACGAATTGTATTCAGAGTTTAAAGAGGATTGGAAAGAAGTCCGGGATTGCGTAAAAGGCAACAGAGCAATAAAAAAGGAAAAAGAAAAATATCTTCCTATGCTTTCTGGTCAAAGCCCTAAAGATTATGAAAGGTATTTGAAAAAAGTTAAATTTTTCGGGGCTACAGGAAGAACGCTTGACGGCTTGCACGGCAATATTTTTAGAAAAGCCCCTGAGTATAACGGAGATGTTTCAGATACTTTTACAAAGTCACTGCAAGATGTTGATCTTATGGGAACAAGCATTGAACAGTTTGTGTCTGATATTATAACTGATGATTTGCAAACAAATTGGGGAGGGATACTTGTCGATTATGCGGAAAGCGGCGAAGCATTATCGCTTGCGGACGCAGAGAAAAAGGGATTAAAGGCATATTTAAAATATTATCCCGCAGAAAGCATTATTAATTGGGAATATAAAACAATTAACGGCAAAACACAATTGAGCATGGTTGTATTAGTTGAACCGTATTCAGAACCAGTGCCGAATGACGAATTTACAACCAAGCAATATAAAAAATACCGTGTTTTATACATTGACAAGGATACAAAAAAATATCGGCAAAAAGTATACGATGAAAAAATCAGCGTAACAATACCCGTTAAAGAAAACATTGTCATTACAATGAACAATGAGGAAATGGATGAAATTCCGTTTTATACAATTCCGGGAAAATTACCCGAAAAATCTATGCTGTATGATTTAGCGCAGTTAAATTTACAACATTATCAAGATACGGCGGATTATCAGAACGGCAAGCATTACACATCAATTCCGACACCTATAGCAATCGGATTAAAACCCGCGCTTGATGATATGGGAAAAGTAATTCCGCAATTTATAGGAGGCACACAGTTTTTATTTTTTCCGAATGACGAACATATTCCCGGAGCGGATGTAAAGTTTCTTGAGTTTACAGGACAGGGAATGAAAGCACTTGCGGAAGGCATTATTCACCTTGAGGGGCAGATGGCGATTTTAGGAGCGCATATAATCGCAAATGAAAAAAAGGGAGTTGAAACAGCGGAAGCATTAAGAATTCATAGGATTGGAGAAAACGGAGTATTGGCTTCATTTACAAGAAACTTATCAAACTCAATTACAATGGCATTGCGGAAAAAAGGGCAATGGGACGGTGAAGACATAAACAAACTAAATAAATTTTCAATTCTTTTTAATACCGATTATGATGTTTCAGACGAAGATGTGCAGGTATTGACGGCGGTATTATCGGGCCGTGCTACTGGAGAAGTGCCGAAAATAAGCGTATACCGCTGTTTAAAATCTTTAAATCTTATTGACGAACAATGGAGTTATGAAGAATTTTTAAACGAACTTGAAAAAGACGCGCATGAAAAACTTCCTGAAATGGAAGATGAAAAAAAGAAAAAGGACGCACAAAAAAAAGAAGATGATGAAGACATATACGGGGAAGACGATTAATGGCAAAAAAACGTTTAACTCCGAAACAGTACAGAGACGAAGCGATACGCAGGCAAATACAAATTACACGGTACGCAACGGGGCAGACAAATTATATTAATTCATTAATTGATGAATTAAATGAAAAGATTGCCAAGTTTTGTTTAGAAAAAGAAGTGATTGAAACAAAAATGCAATATTCCGAATGCAAAAAATATA